CCTAGTATCCATGCGGGTTTCAAGGCATACACACGCACAAATCGATTAATCCAAGCCCCCTAAATTTTGGATAATTCGATGCAAAGTTTTGTCTTAATCAAAACTCATGGAAAACTTGTACGACATACACACCTACTCACTTGGATAAATACCTAGGGAAAACCCTAACGATTAATCCAAAACTCACAAGGAACAAATCATGCGCACACCATCCAACTCCGACCTCATGGGCTTAGCGATCATCGAGCCTTCATACACACATGCCGACGACACACAAGAATTCACCCTCGATGACATACCCGCTTTCATGGAAGCCCAGACCATGGACGAGATCGACGCGGCAATCCATGCCTACTATCAAATGATCAACCAACGCCGCTAAGGGTAAACCCTAGCTATTAATCCAACTCACCACTCACTTTTCTTGGAGGCACCATGACCGCAATCCTTTACACGCTTGGTTTCACCACGGCATTTTTCCTGAGCCTATTCTTTGGTTTGTCTGACGACACTACATTGGCTAAGCAACTGAGCATGATGTTCTCTGGCTTCTGCCTTGGCGGTATTGCAATCATCGTAATCGAAACCATGACCGACAATGGCTGACGAACACCTACCCATCTGCACCTGCTGTTATGCAGTACGCGTTGAACCCCATCGCGCAAAACACGAACGCCCGACCTGTATGCAATGTGGCGAGAAGATCGCCCAAAAAGAACTCAAACGCAAATCATCTATGTGTCAGCCGATCAACAAGTCAGCGCCGACATACATAAGTGATCTATCCATGCTAATGCAACTAAACCCCAAGAGGACAACATGAACCTAGTAGAAGAAGCTATCACCGGCCATTGGGGTGAGCGATGCCTTGAACACGAAGACGGATGCCCTGTATGCGATGCATGGAGGGAATACGACCTCATTCGTAGAAAAGAGATGCAGATGGCCATCATGAAACTAGTCATAGAAGGCCGAGACAGTGACATGGCTAGGTTCATGGCCTTGTCACTCCAACTACCAACGTTCGATCAACTGGAGGAATCAAATGACACCAATAGATATGAATGACCCCCGAGTACTGATGCACGAAGCAGCTCATGCTTTCTATGCATGGGAGCAAGGCCGATACAACGGACATTCACCACTAACCGATGACGATCGCCTTACATGGATGCAAGGCTATGTCTATGCACACACCCAAATGAAAGAGAAGGAAGATGACCAAGAATGACAGACAACTGACCGACTTCCTCGGCACGTGTTGGCGTGTAGACCAGTACCAATTCGCAACCAACTACTTCCTCGTGTCGTGCATGGTGCAACTGTACAAACGATACGGCGAGAAATTCATTGACTTATTTCATGGGAGAACTAAATGACAACCGCAACGACAACACTTGAATACAACTTCTACTCTGACCCCGGCCATGGATGGTTAGAGGTGAGCATCGAAGAGCTTGAACTACTGGGCATCCTCGATCAGATAAGCCCATACTCATACAGCAAAGCAGGCAAAGCGTACCTCGAAGAGGACTGCGACATGGCATTGTTCATGAACGCAATAGAGGCTAGAGGCTTGACCGTCAAGCTTGTACATCACAACGAGCCACGCGGTGACTCGGTCATTCGTTCGTATCGGAGGTTCCCATGACATGGCGTCAAGCTGAACGTGTAATTGTCCTAGCGTGTCTTATAGTGCTAGCCCTTGATTTACTACTATGGAGGCCCGGGTGACTAAGCCACGATCAAAGATTAGATTCGAAGGCATATGGTACAAGCCCGTGCCATGGCTAGGCGAAGGCGAATGTGATGGATGCGCTATGTCCAGTAAGCGACCGTCCGGCCTATGTTTCAACGACGTAGGAGAAGGAGAGCCATGTCTTGCAGGCCATGAGTTCGAAGGCAAGATATTCATACGCTTTGGCAAGGAGGCATTAGCCGAATACATCGCAACCAAACTATCAACATAACTTTTTCACCACTCACTTTCTTAAGGAACACCATGCGTTACAGCAACATCAAAAAATCAGTAGTCGAGCAATTCAAAGCCCCTCAGGGTAACAAGATCGTGCCGTTTATCCTCGGTGCACCGGGCGGTGGCAAGTCAGCTTGTGCTCGTGACATTATGTCTGAGCTTGGCCTCGATCATGTCGTGGAGTTCACTGCATCTTTGCGTGATCCTGTGGACGTACTTGGCACACCTAACAACACAGGCGAATACACTCGTTGGGTTCCGCCCGAAGAGTTCTACAAGTTGCGCACTGGACGCGTTGGCTTGATCCTCGAGGAATTGTCTGATGCTCCGATCCCCATGCAGAATGCATTGTGCGGTGTAATCTATGACCGCCGTGCCGGTAACTTGCAACTGTCAGAGCAGATACACATCATCGCTACTGGCAATCGTACCGAGGACAAATCAGGTGCCAATCGCATCACGTCTAAGCTAGCCAATCGTACTCGTCGCTTTGACTTCCAAGAGAATCTCGAAGACCTGACTGCGTATGCACTGGACAACGACTGGAAGACTGACCTCATTCAGTTCTTGCGATTCAGACCCGGCCTGATCTCTGACTTTGACGCTAACCGATTCGCTAACCCAACGCCTCGTTCATGGGAGCGTGTCAACCTTGTACCCGATTCGCTTGACGCATCGCTGTTCTTGGAGAATGTGATCGGTGAGGTAGGCGAGGGTGCAGCTGCTGAGTATGTGGGTTTCCGCCGTATCTATTCCCAACTGCCAAACATCGATGCTCTCTTGCTTGATCCTAAGAACGCTCAGGTTCCATCTGACCCTGCTGTGCGCTATGCGATTACTGGTGCTCTTGCACGTAAGGCCACGGTTGACAACATCGATCGGATCATGGCTTACACATCGCGTTTACCTGCCGAGTTTGCAGTCATGACGATCAAGGACTCTATTAAGCTAGCGCCTAAGATTACATCGACTCGTGCGTTCATCGAATGGTCTACTGCCAATGCAGAGGTGCTGATGTGAACTACCGATGGCTTACAACAGATGACGGCGCGACTTGGAAACTAGTTATTGACCGTAGTCTGTGGTACTCAATCACTTACCTTGGCCGTGGTCGGGGTGGTGGCCCAATGCGGTGGAAAGTCCAAGATCTTCGTCCAGTAGAAGGTTCAAACGATCTACCTGAGTTCGATGACCTAGACAAAGCCAAAGCATGGGTTCTAGCACTAGTGAGGCTGACATGAACTGGGAATGGGTCTACCATCCATCCACGGATGTGCACTTCCTGACGGGGCCTTGGGTTGCCCCTGATGGGAGGATCGATCACAAGTCTGAGAGGCAACACGCCCACATCAAAGTGGGTGCAGGGCTTACGTACTGGGCTTGTTACAGAGATACCGAGCCTATTAGGTTCGGCAACTTACAGGAGGCCAAGGCTTACCTCAATGCAATCGTGAGGCTATCGTGAGACTCATATGGATGGCCAACACCGAGTACACCCACACACTTTACCGACAAGATACAAACGCCAAGATTCCAGAAACGATGGCGTGGGTATCAGCAAAGTTCGATGAAGCAAACCTCGGAGCATGGAGGGCTCACATCCAAGCAACAAAACAAGGGCAAACATTTAGTACCTTGCAGCAAGCCAAAGACTGGGCTCAAGCAGTCGTCCTACTTACTCAATGAAAGGCACATATGCAACACGCAAAACTATCCGACAAGGTTGTTCTCGTCAAGCTCACACAGCGACGCGCACCACTCACCAAGCGCGACAAGGCGCTTACAAACCAACTGCAAACGCAGTACAACGACAACTCTTTGACTGCTATCTACAAATTGTTCCGCGATGCGAACAGCCCCATCAACAAACTGATGAAGAAGCACAACGAGGTCTATGCGTACCACAAACAAAACACCATACCCCACATCGATGCAGGTCCAAGGATGCTCCCCTCTACGCTGTACTTTGAGTATGCCCAAGAGATGAAGCAACGAGTAGCCGTGGTAGAGAAGATGGCTGACCAATGCTATCAAGACTACGACCAAATCGTAAGCGACGACATTATGTTCCGCAACTCTGGCTATGCGTCAGGCAGAGCTAACCGCGACGAGTACCCCACGGCAGATCAGTTCCGCAATGCTGTGGGTAGTGACTTGCGATTCACTCCGATGCCCGACAAGCGCCACTTCCTGTTCGATCTGTCTGAGGAAGACTTAGCCGAGTTCGATAGAGCTGAGGCCGAGCTTGCATCCATGGCTCGTGAGGACACTATCAACCGCATGCTCAAACCGCTTGCTGATCTAACAAGGCGACTCGGTGAGTATCAAGGTAACAAGGGTGAACGCTTCCACAATTCACTCATGGAGAATGTGCTCGAAGGCTGTGTCACAGCGCGTAAGTTAGCTATCGATCCATCACCTGAGTTGGTGCAAGAGATCAATCAGATCGAGCAACTTGCCAGTAGCTATCTGCAAAACGTGGAGATCATCAAGGGCTCAGCCAATGCTCGAGTCGAGGCTCGTAAGAAGTTAGACGAAGCAACTGAGCGTCTATCAGCGTACAACTTTTAAGGAAACACCATGCGACCTAACCTGTATCAAGCATCTAGGATGCTAACGACTGCCGGTGTAACAGCCGACATTAACTTCAACCCAACGCAGATCACCACAAGGATGCGGAGATCGATTCAACGACAGATTGAGTCGGGCAACATCACCGGTGGTTGGTCATCCCATGCATCGCGCCTTGCCAAGGTATTTTGCGAGCAGTTCAACTTACCCTATATCCGCGGTGACTACTGGGGCTTGCACGTACAGTTCACTAGCGAAGAGGCTCGTCAAGAAGCCGTGGGCATTATCAAAGCTGACTTTGCAGCGTACATGCTGACTCAGTCAGGCAACGACCGTCACACATGGGTACAACGATCCAAGGCTAGAGTACAGCAAGACATAGATGCCATTTTGTCTGGTGAATCTGGTCACCTTCGATTCCATAGTGACAAGGTATATGTGCAGATGATGCGTGACTTGTTCGTCAAGGCTCGTCGTGCATCCGATGTATTCAACGCCAAGCAAGTATCCAACATGCTCAACCAAGACTCCCCTATCCGTATCAACCAACACAACTGGAAAGACTAATCATGACAATCACAACACTCGATCGTGCCAAAGTGTCCATCGTGACACAACACCCCTTCTTTGCATCTATGCTCATGAAGCGTCAACTCATCGAAGACGAGAGCATCAAGACTGCCGCTGTTGATCAGCGTGGTCAGATATACATCAACCCCAAGTGGTTCAACACATTGACTGTCGATCAGATTGTCTTTGTCTTGGCTCATGAGGTAGGCCACATTATGGGTCAGCATGCCTTGCGTCGTGGCTCTCGTACACCTAAGCGTTGGAACATTGCAGGCGATGCGTGGATCAATGACATGCTCAAGGATGCCGGTATCGGTGACCCCATTGCAGGGTGCGTGGACATGCCCGGCTCCAAGGACAGAACGACTGATGCTATATACAACGACTTGCCTGACGATCCTGATGGTGAAGGACCCGGCGGTACAGGCGATGACATTATCGAGCGAGGCTCACCACTCACTCCTGAGGAGGCCGATCGCATGGACGTTGAAACCCGTGTCGAGATAGCCCAAGCAGCTCAAGCGGCTAAGGCTCAGGGTAAGTTGCCCGGTGCATTGGCTAAGATCATCGCTGAGTTGATTGACCCCGGCACACCATGGTATGACGTACTCGAGCGTTACATGACAAGCTATGTGCGTGGAGACTATTCATGGGCTCGTCCTAATCGTAGGTTCGAGCAGTACTTGCCTAGCATGGGTCGTGTCCAAGAGATGGGCGAGGTCGTTATCCAAGTCGACGTGTCAGGCTCCATTAGCCAACAAGAGCTGTCGTACTACCAAGGTCACTTGGCGCGTATCTTAGAGCAGTGCAACCCCGAGCGTGTACACTTACTGTATGTAGATACAGGTGTTCGCTTGCACAAAGTGTTTGAGCGTGGCGAGGAATTCAAGTTAGAGTTCTTCTCTGGCGGTGGCACTGACATGGAGTATGGCTTTGAGTACTTGGCCAAGGAAGGTATCGAGCCTGAGGTATTCGTCTGTTTGACTGACGGTTACACCAGTTTCCATGAGAGTAACAGCCCTGCCTACCCTGTCGTATGGTGTATTTCTAGTGAAGTGGAAGCGCCTTACGGCGATACTATTCACTTTACTATGGAAGAAACTGTATGAACGAAGACCTCAAGGCACTGATCGATAGCTACAACTTCATTCTTGACAAATGTAGCAAGGCGTTATCCCCGGGTGTCTCGCAAGAGACACGTACTAAACTAAAAGAAGTGGTAGATTCTTTCTTGGAAGCATCTAAAACCTCCTAAACCCCACCCGCTTCGGCGGGTTTTCTTATTCATTTAATCAAAGGAAAATCAAATGGCTACCGTATACATCACCCGTGAACTATCAGACCGTGTATCAAACGTTATCCGACGTATGTGTGACGCTGATATCACAAGCAACAGCGCAGAGATCAACAAGGCTATCGAGTCTGACTGTTCAGAGTTCCTCACCATGGCCATGTGGGGCGACAAGTTGCACCTCAAGGATCAAATCCCTGCTGACTGGCTGAGCCTCAACACCGGCCCATCGTTCCATGTTTTTGGGCACAATGACGAGGGCAAAGAAGTTGCCCATCAGATTGGCTTCCGTAATCAGAAGGTTCTCAATCGCCCAAACAATGATCGTTGGTCTGAGCCTAAGATCAAATGTACCAAGACTTACGTTGAAGCCAATCAACACTTACCCGGCGTACCTGAGATTCTCCAGTTCTTAGATCGCATCACCCTTAACCAAGAGATCAAGGCCAAATGGCAGAAGGTCAATGACGACGTCATGTTGTTCCTCAGCAAGTGCAAATCGCTTAACGAGGCAATCAAGCTGTGGCCGGGCATCAAGCTGTACATCCCTGCCGAGTACATCCAACGTGTGGAGCACAAGGTCGAGCGTAAGGTTCGTGAGAAGGAGATCGTCGAGTCTACCCCCGTGGATACGTTGACCGCAGCAGCTATCGCAGCTCGTTTATCAGGGATCACAGCATGACAACACGCATAGTCACAGACGCTAATGGACGCAAGCACATTACAAACGAACCGCTACTTCATCCACCACAGCGCAAGCCGCTGACGGATGAGGAAATACTGACGTACCGATACATGATTGACTGGACTGCGGATTGGTCATACATCAAATTTGCCCGAGCCATCGAAGCCGCACACGGCATAACTGGAGATAACACATGAGACACTTAAGCCGATTCGAACTCAGACAACGCGCTCGCGCTCTGTACAACAATCCAGAAGCGCCTGAGCATATTAACCAACACAACCAACGCCAATGGGTGCGCTCAGTCATGCGCCTTGGAGACAAGTGGCTTGTGCGTAAGCAGATCGAGCGACGCGAATCTCCATACCCTTAAGGGTTCATCCCTATATACACACGTGGGGCTCGCCCCCACAATTCTCTTTCACCACTCATTCATTCACGGAGCATTTATGCCAGACTTAAAAACAGCCCTTTCCGCAGTAGCAAATCAAATCACATTCGACGACATTGATGAAGTCGATACAACCCCTAAATACAAAAGCTTTGCCGAGCAACTCTTCTATTGGTTCGTGGATAATCCTGCGTCCACAGTACAAGAAGCCAAGGCCGCGCTCAATGTAAAAGGCGATGGCCCTGTGTCAGGGCGAGTACATCAGATGTGGGCTAAAGGCTTGCTCTCTCGCAGCGAGAGTACCGGCCCGTATCGTTATACAGCAACTCAAACTGTGTATCCCACATTTACCCTAGAGGATCGTCAGAAGCTCATGCTGAAAGCCATCGAGGTTCGCAAGAGCAAATCCAAGAAACACAAGAAGGTTGCCAAGGTAGTAGAACTTGCACCCAAAGCCGCCCCTAGCCTGAACGCTAACCCGAACGCCGAGCAGATCGTCAACACCATGTCTGTTGGCTTGGCCAAAGCAGTTTACTTGGAACTGAAGAAGGTGTTTGAAGCATGAGCTTTTATTACTCACCCCAAGTAACAAGCGTATCGGAATCGTACACGAGCTATTCATCAGGTAAGCCCATGGATGTGTTAGACAATGCTCGTGTTGCCCAATTCAAACGGGATACGGATGCCGCATTTACAACTGTAGCGTCGGAATTACAAAGGATGGAATCCATCTTGCATCAATTCAAGGAGGAGGGCAGATACATAAGGAACGAGAACACAGCCCTCAGACGTATGCTTGATTGGGTTAGCTCCCACTACCCCGAAGCCATGCATGCACTGGACTGCACGATGAAAGTTCATGCGGTGTTGGACAAGTCAAATCAACCTGACGACGGCGAAATGCAATCACCATGAGCGAAGAAACAAACATCATCGATCGCTTAACTCGCATCGAGACACGCCTCGCTAAATTCATGGAGGCGTTTGGTCTGAATCCTTACACAGGCAAGATCGATCCTACAAGAACAAAGCAATTTAACCTACCCAAGCAAAAGGAGAAACAAGATGAGCGCAAATGATATGCAAGTTGGTGGTGAGCACTACCAGTCAAAGTCAATTCAGCCATGGGATGCCATGCAGTCGTGGATGACCGATGAACAATTCAAAGGCTTCCTTTGGGGTAACGTCATCAAGTACATCTCTCGTTGGCAAGACAAGGGCGGTATCGAAGACCTACGCAAAGCCCGTCACTACATGGACAAACTGATCGAGGTGCAAGTATGAGCAACACTGCAAATATGGTCGGGGTACCAATTAGTGGAGCAGTAATAACATCCACAGGCATAAACGGTACGTGGGCCAACCCTCAAGCATCAATAGATAGATACGCATCGTATGGAAACAGCATGATCGTATTCAAAGGACTTGTGGAAGTTGAGCGAGCCGCCAATGGATTCGTTGTCCGTATCGGTACACGTCAAGGCGATGTAGCCACAACCTATGTGGCCAAGGATGTATCCGAAGTCAACGGCATCATCACCGCTGAGATGGTCAAGTTCAAACTGGAGGACAAATGAGCCTACGTTCTAAATTTTTCAGTTGGTTGACGCACAATCAAATACACGTTACACCGCCTCCAGAAAAAATGCGTCTTAGTTCATCGGGCGCGCTAAGTATTGGTAATGTAGCTCCGTCGATGTACGCACAGGATGTAACAGCGGAACAGCCTAGCACTACCATGAAGTTCATCAAAGCCAACAACGGCACGGTCGTGGAAGTCAGCACGTTTATCATGAACAAGCATGGGCACATGGACCGCACTGTGGACACATATGTTGTAGCGCAAGGCGAGAAGCTATCCGACACCATACTGACGATTCTTACAATCAAAGCATTGGAGAAGTAACTTGCGAAAACGCAGTAAATACCGCCCTCGGGCGGTGTTGGCAAACCCATTGGGCTATGTGCTTGAAAGCCTAACGCCCATTGCAGCCATGGACAAATACTTCATTGAGCTCAAGATCAAGAACCACTTAGCCCTGACACACCTGACCCAAGGAGAAGCTGATCGCAATGACATAGACACACTGGTCGCAGCTATCAACATCACCGAAGCCTTGTACAGATTAGGGTTTGGTAGAGAGTACGGCGACGTGGTAGCTGAGGGTCTTGGAGCACTACGCTCTGTGGGTAAACGTGGCGCTGACACTGGCAAATTCATTCTGAAGTCCACTGAGATGAATGCACTGAACCATGCCATGGAATTACATGATGCTCAACTGGAGATCATCACACTGCGCGACATGGAGAAAGCCATCGCGCTTGTCAAAGAAGAATTCAGACAACGAAAAATGACACCCATCGTGGAGGTAAACAAATGAAGTACCCGTCTTATTGCTGCCAGAAATGTGGTGAGATGATTGGATGGCTCGGTCGGCTTATGCCATTTCACAAATGCAAGGATAAGAACACATGAACAAATGGCCATTCCCAACAGAGGTACCAGAACATGAGCCACTCGACAAGTTACCATTCAACCCTGAGAACGAAGAGGATGCCCCAATATGACACAAGATGAAGTCATTGAGATGGCGCAAGAGATCGCGGCGCAATACAGCAAGGCTGAGCGTTTCCAGACATGGACACATGACTACATGATGCAACGCCTGATGGAGTTGGTGGCGGCTGAGCGTGAGCGAATTAAGGCCGCAAACGCACCAGAGATTGAGCGTATCAATGCCCACATTAAAGAACTAAAAGATGCAGTCTTAGCCGAGCGTGAGGCGTGTGCAAAAGTGTGTGAAGAATATGCAGATGATTCTCGTACAGGGGCTACTTGTGCTGAAGCCATCCGAGCAAGAGGACAAGCATGAAAGATAAATGGTTATTGTTTGCAATAGGTCTTTATTCAATAAATATGGTTGGATGGCTTTTGTTTGTTATTTTGAAATTAGCAAGGGGACAAGCATGAACATTGAATCATGGATTGCCAATAAGGTTCTTAATGGCAAAGAGGCGACTATCAGTTTGTCACTTTTAGAGTCAAAAATATATGAGCCTGCAATCAAAGGATGGATTGATACTACAGCTAAAAAATTTGATTGCAAAGCCACCATTCATTGGAAAAGTGATGTTGTGACTTTTTACCCAAGGGGGCAAGCATGACTAAAGACG